GAAATACACAAATGGTACACACTAAATGGAAATTGTAATCGCTTTATTAATGATAGTAAATAATGAGATCAAAGAACATAGAATACAATCATCTATGTCAGATTGTTTAAAAGGTAAAAGACTTGCAATGAGAACAAATAAAAATAATAATATTCAATATCAATGTATCAAATCAAAAGCAGAACTTGAAGATAATATTGATGGAAGTAAATCAATTAAAAAACTTATATTAGAATAATGAGAAGAAGAGATAAACAACCACCAAAAACTAAAAAGTATTTTAGGTCCACAAAGTCTGGTGCGGGTATGACTAAGGCTGGTGTTGCTAGATACCGAAGAGAAAATCCCGGATCAAAACTTAAAACTGCTGTAACTAAAAAGAGTGGACTAACTGCAAGAGAGAAAGCAAGAAGAAAATCTTATTGTGCAAGATCAGCAGGTCAAATGAAACGATTTCCAAAAGCTGCAAAAGACCCTAACTCAAGACTAAGACAAGCAAGACGTAGATGGAGATGCTAGTTGAAACGTAAGACTTGGGTTAAAAAAGAAGTAGTAAGGCTTTGTGGTTATTGTGAGGAATGTAATAAAGAACTATTGAGTAATGAAGGCGGATGGATTATAACTCATAGTAAGAAATACTTTTGTCATGATGGTCGTGATGGAAGTTGTTTTGATAATTATTGTGAACACAAACTAAAGGAGAAACACAATGTACGGGAAGAAAATGAAAAAGCCTATGGCTAAGAAGAAAGCAAAGAAAGTTAAAAAAGCTAAGAAAGCAAAAGGGAGAATGTACTAATGCCGGGTAAAAAACTTACAAAGAAACAAATGAAGATTGCTAGAGTTGCAGGTAATCCAAACAAGATAGATGCTGCTGACTTTAGAAAATTAAAAATGTCTAAAAAGAAAAAGAAAAGATAATGAAAAAACTAACTGATAGACAAAAGAATACACTAAAAAAACACTCAGTACATCATAGTAAAAAACATATGGCTATGATGAGAAAAGAAATGAGAGCTGGTAAATCTTTTACTGCTGCTCATAAGAAAGCACAAAAGATGGTTGGAAAATAATATGGGTAAATTATGTGCAAGAGGTAAAGCTGCAGCAAAGCGTAAGTTTAAGGTATATCCTTCAGCTTATGCAAATATGTATGCTGGTGCTGTTTGCTCTGGCAAAGTAACACCCGGTGGTAAAAAGAAAAAAAAGAAAAAGAGATAATGTCAAAAGGTTTACGATCTTGGGTACAGGCTAATTGGGTTGATATAGCTAATCCAAAAAAAGGTGGTGGCTTTCCTAAGTGTGGTCGTAGCGGTGGAGAGAAAAGAAGAAACTATCCTAAGTGTGTACCCGCATCTAAAGCAAGAGCAATGTCTGCAAGTCAAAGAGCTTCTGCAGTATCAAGAAAGAAAAAAGCTGAGAGCAAAGGTAGAACAGGTAAGAAACCTAACTACGCTAGAACTTAATTAATTAAATCTAAATACTCGTTCCATATACTTTGTTCGGGACTCCAAAATCTTTCTTTGTTAGCTTTCATTTGTATTGAATGTAATACTGTAGTGTGGTCCTGTCCAAAGTATCTACCAATATTTGTTAAGTTCATATTGTATTTATCATTTAAAATATTGTGTATAATATTTCTTGCACGAACTACATCTTGCGTTCTACATCTACCTAATAAAGTTTTCTTATGTACCTCATATCTTACACATACTTTATTGATTACATAATCTACAATCCTTGGACTCACATTGCCAAACTGAAAGTTAATAATTTTTTTTGGTTTGTATTCTTTTCTTTTTTTAATATGATTTTGTGCTAGCTTATATCCATTCTTAAAAGCATTTTTATAAATTATTTTTTCTCTCTTTGATAAGTTAGAATATTGACTAGCTTTCATAGCTAATCTTAGTTCTCTAAAGATTTGTTTTTGCTTTGAAGTCATTAATCCCCTACAGTTTTTTTGTTGTTTTGTAATTTGAACTAACGATTAGGCGTTAGCTCTTTTGGCTTCTGCGTTTTCAATCTTGACAATCTTACTCCAATGCTTCGGTATTCTTTTAAAAGCATTATAAGTTTTAAGACACTGACCTTTATCTTCATGTTTAAGTATAAGATCAAAGTCTTTTTTAAGTCTGTCATATTGACGAACTTTGCTGTTGCTCTTCATCCTTCTCCTTTTTCACTTTAGTAAAGTCTAATTTAATATTTTCTACTTTACATTCTACAACTTCACCTTTGGCGTTAGGGTCTGCAGCTTTCTTCACATCATCAAATCTTTCAACCAACTGAAAGTTAGCTTCGCCAGATTTAATTCGTATATATTTAGTCATTTAATCCTTTTTGTCTATACTTATTTTATGTAGTTCTTTAGCCATTTTTGAGTATATCTCAAGGTCATCATAGTTATCTGCCTTGTATTTTCTTGTTGCTCTGTATAATTTTAAACCCATCATTAGCTGTCCTACTTCGTGTGGTTCTATATCATCTTTTAATTTGTCGTGCAGTATAACATTAAAGATTACAGAGATCAGCCTAAAGTTTTCCTTAAAATCACCATAATCCTCTTGCCGATCCTCCATGATCTTTTTTAAAATCTTATCCTGTAAATCTATTGTGTCCATAATTAGGTGATGAGGCAGAGAAAACAACTAAAAAGCGGCAGAAAGGGATGCCAATAAAAACTCCACCTCATCGAAAGGTATATAAACTAATACCTATTATCTTTTAGCATAATAGCTAGGCTTTGCATAATCTTTTTTCGGTGCAAAACTTGGTGTGCCACCACCAGATGATCCCGACTTAGACCTATCATTTGCTCTAAGTCTAACAGTAATCATACCATTCTCATCATCCCAGCCTGCTTGATTGTGCCAAGTCTCTCCTATCTTAACACCAATACGCCAATCTTTATCAGGTGGAGATTCCTCATTTGGTGGACCAACCCAATCAGGTTGCTCTGGTGCGTTCTTCTTCTCGTTTCTTACTAGCTTAATATATATATCATCAGCCATTTGTTATTACTCCTTGGTTTAGTTTTGTCTTATGAGTGTCATAGAAATCAGTTACCTGTCTATATTCTCGTAAAGACTTATTATTAGAGTCGAATAAATCTGCGTTATCTGCTTTCCACTTTCGTAAAGCATAGATGTCATTTATCTTTTGAATATCAGATTTTATTCTACCCATATCAAGCTCATCCATATCGAGCTTAATATTCTTCTTTCCATTTGTACTTGGAATCTTTTTTACTTCTTCAAATGACTTTGCTTCATATCCATCATCATCTTTGATACCTGTTTTTAAATTTAATAAATTTAAGAAAGCATACTTTCTTGAGTATGACATAGCTTGACCAGTACCAAACTTATCTAAGCCACCCATAGCACTACAACCACTTATTTCTATTTTATCTTCTGGTTTATCAACATCATGCACTGTCATAAAACAAGTTATCATTACATGATCTTGATGTGATTCTGTTTTGTAATTACAAGTAGGATACAAACCTACGTCTAGTAATGCTTGCGTTGCAACTTCTTGCACTGCATCGTGCAGCAAAGGATTGAAGTGCATACCTTTTACTTTATCTCCTTTCTTTACGCCACCTGCATTTAAACATGCTTGGTGTAATTTTTGATATATGTTCTTCATGCGTTTATCCCCCATAGTTGTTTTATTGTTTGTCTTTGTTTGTCTGTTAGATTTTTATAGTGAAAGAAATGATTAAGGTCAGGCTCTTCTGTTATCTCTGCTAGTTGAGATAAATTACCTTTACAATATATAATCATCTGTTCCCATCTATAAATTTTTTTTGTCATCAAGTTATATTGATATTCTAAATGATCGGCTCTCATCTTCTCATGTGTGTCATCAAAGATTAAGTAATCTGTTTCATTTGCCAAACCTAAAAATGGTTTCTTTCCGCTACACTTCCAATAGAAAGCTACTTGTTTCCAGTAGCCATCAAAGATTGAATCTTCACTTAACTCTTGTTGCTTCCAATAGTATTCATCTTTGTTTCTTCTCTTATAACATTTGCTAGGTTTTGTTT